GTTCATCAGGGATCAGCTTGTGGGCATTAAACATACGTTCGCCACCACCAAGCTGCGCGGGACCGCTTTCAGCAAAGACCGCCGCGCCACCATAATTAAAGCCAGTTTCGTGGTCATACACATCGCCAGTGTCGTCGGCCCAGACAGGCGTGCGGTAAACGCCGCGATCCACGCCAGCAGTCCGGGACAGCTTGCCGACCAGCCAGTGGTTCTCCTTGAAATCAAAGGCCACATAGCTGTCGATTTCATTGGACGTGGATGAACAATAGAACCACCAGACCTCGCCGTTCTGGCCGTTAGACACCGCCCACGTCTTGCTGATCTGGGCGGTGTTAATGTCCAAGAACACAGTGTCGTGAACGGCGCAGGGTATCTCCTGAACGCTGGAACCGTCAAACCGGAAGAAGCCCTTTTGCCCCATCCAGAAGACACCAGCCTCTGTTGTCGCAGCCGCCTTGCGGGCAATCAAGCCGCAAGACGTTCCGACACGTTCAAAATTATAGATGAACGGCGGCCCAGTATAGACAGCCCGGTGGGCATCAATGTCAGTCAAGATCAGCACTTGGCCGACCGTGCGAACAGCAGACATGATCTGCCCATTCGTCTGCAAGATTTGGCTACCAGCTTGGTTAGTCGCAGCGGCAGTCCACAACGTGTTGTCTTCCTGATCGCACCAGTCGATCCGGCGAGGATCGCTGCCAGCGCCCAGCGCAAAGATGATGCGCTCTTCCGTCACCAGAAGGCCCGTGCAGCCGGTCGGGGAATTGCTGATCTGCGCAGGCAGTGTCACGCTGGGCGACACCCCTAATTGCCATTCGTACAGCTTTCCGTCTGCCGTGCTGCAGGCAACCAGATATTCACCCCAGTTGTCTAAATCCCAAGTGGTGACTTCGCCGTAGTTCCCAGTGTCGGGGCGTGGCTGCCCGTAGAAGCCGGTGCCGTAAAACCCGCCACCGTAGCCCGTATTTACGGCAGCATCTTCTGTGCCTGCCGTCAGGCCACTGGGCGTGATGTCATATACAGTTCCAGACCCTGCGGCCACTTTCAAACTGTTATATGTGCCACCAGCCAGCCAACGGGTGCCAGAAAAATCTTGCCACGCATGCATGCCGCGAGGTGCTGCCGAAAACATGCTGGCGACCCGCTCGCGCCAGCCGCCAACGGGGCGCAAGCTGCCTTCGCGCCAGCGCACCAAGCTGCCATCCCGCCACCGGCCAGATGACTGCAGGTCGGTGCCGTTTCGGACGAAGCCGGGAGGGATGTCGAGAGGGATCAGCGGCATCTTCAGCGCAACTCCGCCCAGCCAGCGATGTTTGTCCCCGTGACGCGATAATAAATTTGGTCAGGGACGATTACATTGTGCGGGGCTTTGTCACCGCCGCTGATACCAGATGAAACCGTTTTCCACGTCGAGCCATCGCTGCTAACTTGAAAGTTGATACTGGCTTCCGTTGCCACGTTGACCTGAATGGGTCGTCCAGTGGTGTTCTGGTAAGTCGTGTTGCCTGATCGCGTTATGTCGCCGTCTGCAGTAGTTTGCCACGTCTGGCCGACGCCCAGAGACGTGGTGGCTGCTATGGCGGTATCCACATAGGCCTTGACGCTCTGCTGCGTCGGCAGCTTGGTATCGCTGTCGGACGCCATGTCGTCCTCGTCAAGGGACAGGGCAGTGAACGCTGCAGCGCTGGTATACGTCCCGACGTCGGCCATTGCGACCTGCACCATCGTACCGTCGTCATTCGCAACCAGACGATCCGCGTCTACCAGCGTGGTGGCTGTGGCTGCGGTGTCGCCATCCAGAATGTTGATCTCAGCAGTCGTAGCCGTCACCCCGTCCAAAATGTTGATCTCGTCGGTCGTGACAGTGGCCCCCGCCAGCAAGTCAAGCTCCGCTGTCGTGAGCGTCGCCCCGGTCAGGATGTTCAGCTCCGCCGTCGTTGCGGTGATGCCATCGAGGACCGCCAGCTCGGCGCTGTCGAGCGCCCCGAGGAAGGTGCCGAGGGCCGTCCAGTTGGCGTTCAGCGTCGTGCCCCAAGTGTCCTCGGAGCCGCCTACGGTGGGCAGGGTGTAGCTAAAGGTTGCCATCAGTGGCCTCCGTTTGTGTCTGCGTGCATACTAGCACGAGCGTGCACTCATTTACAGATGCGCGTGACCTGTAGTCACCGAAAGGCGATCTCATCCATTACCGTCAGCAGACAGCCAAAAGTTCGACGCGCAAGTTCGGCGTCTTCTTCGCTGCTACGCGCCTCGGTCAGCCACCCTCTAACCGCCTTCCAGTCTTTGTAAACCGTATGGGCAGACGGCAGTCCGCGTTTTGCCAACGTCGGAGCCATAACCCGTCCCCCGGAACAGTGCGCCCCGTGCAGGACATATGCGGCCCCCACCGTGCGTTGGCCCACAAGCTGCTGTGCAAACTGAAGCGCAGCGGCGCTGGGCCGTGGCGTAGGAAGAGCGCGAAGGTCTGCGCGCAACGCGTCATCGCGACAAAAGTCGGCGGGCAGATCGAGGTCCACAACGCTGTGCAGCGCCTTGAAAGACCAAAGCCAATCTGCCCACTCTTGCCCCGTCACATTGCCTTGCGACATGCGAGCGCCGAAAGGATGTTGCTCGCATGCGTGGTGCAGATCCTTGGTGGCATCATAAAGGGACATGCCAGTTACGCAGGTTCTGTGGGCCAAGTGACGCTGAATGGGAACCCCGGCTGCGACGGGATGTCCCTCAGCGCTTGGCGGTACGCGGCCCACGCTGCTTGGTCTACAGGGGCGTCGGCAACCTGCGTCCAGTCAGAACTCTGCAAAAGGGCGTTGCGCCTGCTGCGGACATTGCTGTCGGCCTGATCCAGTGGGAAGTTCTCCACGGTCCACGCCTGAATCCAAGCCCCGCTGACCTGCTCGAAGGGCGAGGCCACGCACCGCTGGACAAGGCTGTCGTAGTCGGGCTGGGGCATGACCGTGTAAGGGTACACGTCCCAGTCGGCCAACAGCGCGTCACTCGGCTGCTTGGGAAAGCTGACGCTCGGATTGTCACGGCGCAGTTGCCCGATTGAGTATGTCTCGGGGACGCCGCTTGTGAGTTTGAGGTAGGGCAAGGGGTTTCTCCTTTACGCAGTAGAATATTGGTAAACAGTGTTGAACGCGTTTCCAATAACATACATCTTTGAACCGTCTGGCTTAAAAAACACCCCTCTCGGATCAGTGTCTTCGCTTGCCACGCTGAACCCCTGTACATGTGCCGCGCTGGACACGTCCCACGGGGTGCTTAAAGCGTATTCGCCAACCGTGTCGTTTCCCGAGCTGACCACAAACATGAGCGTTCCATCCGGCTTAAAAAACACCCCCTCCGCAGTGGGGCTGTTCGAGCTGACGAGCACACGTTGAAAAAAATTGGCCGTTGAGACGTCCCACGGGGTGCTTAAATTGTACTCATTCACATAATTACTAGCCCACCCGCACATGTACATTTTTGATCCATCGGGCTTAAAAGAAATCCCGGTTGGAACGAGATCTTGACTGCCGACATATATGTTATTCGATACGGCCCAAAACGATGCGTTCCAAGCGCCTCCCGTTGAATTGTATTCCCACACGCGATCCGACCCGCCACCCGTGATGTACATTTTGAGTCCGTCCGGTTTGAAAAAAACCGCCTTTGGGCCGCTTTCTTGCGTTGCAACCGAAAAAGTGTTGTCGGTCGAAAGGGTGGAGAAATCCCAAGGCGTGCTTAACGTGTACTTTTGAACTCTGGTCGGATTAAACCCAATGACAAACATTGCCGTGCCATCGGGTTGGAAAAACAGTCCTTCTGGAGTGGTGTGTTGCGCATTTACGCTGAAACTGACGCCATCGTAAACGGCGTTCGTTAGATTCCAGCCGCCCCCCGCAGTCCCGCCAGCACCTGCCGCCTTAGACCACAGCATCAGCTACCATCCCCGACCAACGCGCCGTACAGCGTTGTTGAAACCTTCCACAAAGCGATGACCGTGTATCCCGTCGTGGCCAGCGTCGGTGCTGCCGCGGCGTTGTTGACCCAAGTGATTGTCGGCCAAGTGATGGTGTAGGCCGTGCCGTCGTCAATCATCAGCGTGATCGCCTCGCCTGCCGCAAGGCTGTCCGTTGGTGTCGAGTTGCCCGTC